CTTTCCATATCTGAAAGACCGTCTTTAAGAATTACTTTCCCGTCAAAGTCAACTCCGCCCAAAGTAATCTTATCCCATTCAGTTGAAAAGTAGAAATATGAGCCGTCCATATCTATTCGGATAACCCAAATAATATCCTTCGCTTTTCCAGGGGTCATCGCAAGCGTCAACATTATAAGTACCTCAACTCTGTTGCAACTTGATAGCCCTTTGCTGTTATCCGTGCTATTTTTTCACCGCCTATGTTTACATCATAGTTTACTGTTTGCATACCACCGTTACCAGCCGACATTTTAGGAATTAATGCACCACTCGCAAAATCAGACGCTGTAAAACCAGCTAAAGAAGCACCTCCGGTTAAAGGCGCACCTAAGAAACTAATCGTCTTGAAAAATGTTGAAATTGCCTCTATCGATTTTATTACTTCAGCTATTGCAGTAACTACATTTAACGTCTCAATCATTTTACCCAAGAATGAATCTCCGGCATCTCTAAAAATTGTTCTTAAATTGCTTCCAAGTCTTCCAAATTCAGTTAGTGTTTTTGAGTACAACTCCGCTTTAAGGTCGTCGTCTGTCTTCGCCAACATATTCGGCTTTTTAGGAACAGCCACAGAAACTAAATCTTTATATCGTGGATCGTTTTCTTTTAACCACTTAAAATATTTTTCATCTTCTTTTTTTACTTGTTCGTTATACCACTTGTTACCGTCTAATCCTTGAGTATTCATTTCCATTGAAGTGCGTACCCATTGCTCGGTCAGCCATTGGAAATATTCGGAATCACCATAGGTTACTTGTTCATAATACTGTGTTTGTAGTTTTAACCGCTCTTCGTAAGATTTATATACATCGTCCCAATTTTTATCGGTTTCGGGTTTATTGTTTGGTTTATTCGGTTTGAGATATTCGTCAAGTTGTTTTCTTATTTTTTCTACCTGGCTTCTATCAAAAGTACCAACATCTAAAATATCTCGTCCAAGTTGGTCTTTTGGACTAAGATTTTTACGCTTAATGTCCTTGCCCCACTCAGACAGCGTATTAGTTATAAGATTTAGATAATTTTTTAATTCACGTTCGCCTGTAGTACCAAAATTCATCGGTTCGCTTAAAACGTTCTTTAATGTGCTGTATTGTTTCTTAATTGCATTTACACCCGCCTCGGTTTTAGCAACTTCTTTTTGGTCTATTTCACCGATAAAACCATATTTGCCTTTAGGCGAACCGAGGATATTAGGGGTCGTTCCGATTTCTCTCAGAAATTCATTTTGAGAAAACCTTGCACCCATTGTTAAACCAGTCCAAATATCATCAATCCAAGTATTTGGTATTTTATTTAGGTCTTGTAACTTTTGTTCTAATCTTCCAAGTGATGTTTCTAATTCACTAAAAGTCATACCTGCAACATCTGAGTTAAGTTTTCTTATCACGTCGCTAAAATCACGATAGGAATCAATTAAGCTTTTGAGGGTTGTTTCTTGTTCTTTTTGTTGTGAGGATGCCTTGCTGCTTGCAATTGAATAAGCCGTGATAGCAGAAACTAAAATATTGATAGCAACCAAACCGCCGCTAATTCCCGTGAAAGTTGACACCAATAATTCTTTCCAACTTTGTCCCGCCGATCTTGCTCTTTGGATGGATTCTACTAAAGGAGAAATATTATTACCTATTGACATCACACCAAAAGAAAACGACTGAGCTGCATAACCGGCATCCGAAAATAATCGGGCTGTGTTTACGCCTACCATGTTATAATCGCCGGTTCGTTTTGTAGTTTGACTTACTGTAACATTAAATTTTGCCAATTGTGCTTCTGTTGCGGCTACTTTTAGTCGCATCGCATCAAAAGCGGGAGTATCAGTCCCCAGTCTCATCATTTGAGAACGATAATATGAAAGTTTCTGAGTTAATGCGTCCAAAGAATGTATTGCAACGCTTGTTGAAGCACCGACCGGGTCTAACATTTCAGCCGCCACTGCTTTTACCAATTGCATTTCGTTGGCGGTTTTTGCAAGCTCTTTGTTGAATGTTTCCCACATAGAGCTACCCACTTTGGCTGAATTAAATCCTTGTTGCAAGGATTCCATTCTTGTTTTTATATAATCTATTGTAGTTGCACTTTCGCGCCAGGAAGGGAATAATTCTTGCCCTTTAAGATTGACAAAGACGCCCCTTAATTTTTCAGCCGATTCTTTAGTTCTAATAATGCCAGAGTTTATAGCCCTAAACGCTTCTTCTACATTTGCCCCGCCGGTCTGTTTTATGTCATAATCTACAGGAATACTCATAATATTCTCGGTTGCATTTGGTTAAATATTACTAAGGCATCAAGGAAGATTTTTTTATTTACCAGTTGGAAAGAGTTTTTATACGCTTCGTAAAGTTCGTAAAGCTGCACCGTTCTCTCGTCTATTAAATTAACCGTGTCTTTTAAACCCAACTCAAGACAAACTTGGCTCATTTTTTTACCCTCATTAAAAGGACTTTCTAATTCTTCGGTTACTAATCTTATTAGTTCGTCTTGGTCTTTTACTATCGTTTCTTCACGCGTTAAACTCATCTTAACAAGTTTAATCGGGAAGTCTAAAACATTACCACCTAATCCACCTTCATTTCGGAGTCTTGCGAAAAAGATAATTTTTTTTTATCAGTATCAATAAATCGCAGTTTCTTAGTTGATGTTTCTACAAACAGATAAAGTACCAGCATTGGTTGACTACATAAAACTTTCCACAAACTTTCTTCGAGTTCGTTATTAACCAATACACATTTTATTTCATTACCTTTAGCATCTTTTATGCCTTTCCAATCTTTAATTACATATTTCAAATAAACCTTAATGTAATAATCCCAAGCAGCGTCAAATCTTGCCTTTTGTTCCTCAGTCATATTTGCGACTATTGGCAATCCATCTTCGTCATACTCTATCTTGAAATCGATCCCCTTTTTCAAAAGGACTTGTAATTTATAAGACTGATCGGGTTCTAAATAGTCAACTTTAAAACCTACTTTTTCGTCAACATCTATCCACTTATCCGATAAATCAAAAGCGAATATTTCCATATTAATACGCTCCGTCGATTGCGTCTGCTAACTGAATAATATTTCCCCATGCGGCGAAGTTTGTAGGTCTTTCAATATTTATCTCTATTCTCATGCCTATATATTCACCGTCAATTTTATATGGGTTTGTTGCCAAGTGTCCGTAAGTGTTCGAGAATATCAACATGCCATCTGTTGCTAACCCGTTATCCAACGACACTACTTTAGCATTATTACCAGCCGCAAACATTGCTAAATAAGGAGCTGTATCATCACGATAAGGAATATCAATTAAGAATTGTGCCTTAGGCATCCAAATATAATTCCCCGCCTTACCACCAGCCGCCGCAAAATCACCAGCCAAACCGGAAGTGTACTTAAATTCAAATCTGAAAAATGGTAACGCCTCTAAAGCAGTTGCGCCTATCGTTAAATCTAAGTAAGGTTCAAAAGGATTAGCGGCTGTATTAAACAAAGTCTTCGCCGGTACAGTCCAAGTGCCTGAAAGGGTATTGTTATAACTCATAGCATTACCAGCCCATTTACCGGAATGTTTTACAAATCTTTGTGCGCCGTTAGTCTGTGTGCTTGTTTCAATAGCAACTGAATATTCGCTTAACAAAGCATTCGACAATAGAATCCCGCGTCCGCTTATACCTGTATCAAAAGCAACTGTATGTAAATATCCTTCGTTTTGAGACCAGTCTAAAACATCATCTGCAAACTTGAATTGTTTTGTGTATGGCGTTGTTGCTCCTTCATTAACACTTTGGAAACATCCTATTAAATGTTTGGCTAAAGTTTCCTTTGTGCAGAAACCGGAAAAAGGAATTTCTTTTAGCCCGGTGACAGAATCGACAACAACATTATCATATTCATCCATCACCCCGCCTGCACCGTTCATATTATTGTAACCGTCAAGGGTTACATTCGGCTCTGCTGTGCTTCCACCTTTATCATAAAACTGTGTTTCAAAGTTTGCGCTTTCTAATTGTACGGCATCCCAATGGTTAGTACCTTTACTTTGTTGTAGTAATCCTATCCTTTGGCTCTTTGTTAATATTCTTGGTGTCGCTGCCATTTTCCTTTACCTCCACGCCCCATTTAAGAGCGTCTATTTTCTGAAATTCTTGTTCGTTTACTTCAATCTCGTTCCCAAGTTCAAACTCAACACTTCTTTCTTTGTCGTTAAGTATCGCCCGGATTCCACAAATACCAACTTTATACTTTTTACTTTTAATAATTTTCATTAGTCTATCCTCACTCCGTAAAACATTTCTATCTTTGCTGTGGTCTGCTTTACTTTTTCTTCCCATCTTTCGGGAGGCGTTAAAGTTACAAATGACACGAAAGGACTTAATCCCGAAATGTTTGATTTAAGGTCTTCAAAATCTTCCACATTTGTGTCGTACTCAGAAACATTTTTTTGTCGGTAATTGATATCGATAAAAACCCTTCTAACGGTTATATCGCTACTATTCATCATTTGCGTAACTTGTGGCACTCCTACTGTTATTGTGTAACTTTTATGCGCTCTCGTTCCGGGAGCTTCTTTTGTTGTCAAGTTCCCCTTTATCTCTGTGTAGCCCGATAAAGCATTTGTCAAAGTGGTTTTGTCGGTTATCCAAGTCATGCTCTAAACATTACCTCTTGATTGTTTATTTCGGATTCATCTTCGCTTATCTCTTCGTCATCATCTTCATCATAGGCGAATTGAACACTATTGAGTTTATCTAAATACTTTTGAGCGAAGGTGTTCACCTGCTCCGAATAGACATCTTCTCTTAAAGCATTCAATAAGCCATAAATAATTTCTAAAGTTTTGTAAAGATGAATCCTTTCAAATGTTGTTTCTATTAAATAAGCATCGAATGTTATCGTATCGGAAATTCCTGTAGCAGATAATCTGTATTTCTTAAATACGTTCGTGACAGTAGTTGTGTATTCTCCCACTGCGTCAATATTCATGTCGCCTTTAACTATCGTGTAAGTTGTACCCTCGTCATTCGTACCCTCTAACAAGAAAACTGCGCTGCCTGTTAATTCAGTAACATTGATAACAATCCTTAATCTTTGCAGATTATCTTCATTCTCTGTTATCGTGCCGGTATAAGCTGCTGTTTTTGTTGTAGAACTTTGTAAGGAATATCTTTTACATAACTTTCTTATATTCCATCCCATTTCTCGAATATCGGACACAACTTCCTTAAACGCCTCGCTTATCTGCAAATCCCAATCATCTTGATTGTCCGGGTACATATCGGCAAGTGACGGTCGCATATTGTTTATGTCTTGGGTTGAAAGTCTTGACTCGATCATTGTTTACTCATAAATTAATGTTATAGTCGCATCACTTGTTTGTGCGGCGAAATTAACTTTGACATTTCTTGCATATATAGGGTCGTCGAAATAAACAAGTCCACTTGCATCAAGATTAATACTAAATTGTGCGGATTCTGTGAATACACTATACAAAGCAGTTCCGCTTAAATTTATATCTATCGTTGCTGCGCTTGAATCAAAAGTAGAAGATGCAAAAATGCCGATTATCTTCTTTATTTCACCTAAATCTGTTGTATCGCTTGCCGTTGCCGCCGAATCAATATCTATTTCAGTTGTGCTTAAACCGGAAACAACAAAAACCATAGTCGCTAACGTATCACCAGACACTTGATGAGAATAAGCCCACGAGTATCGCATATCTTTTTTCTGCGGACTATATGATTGTCCATAAACAATACAACTAAATAAAATTAGTACGAATATTTTTTTTAACATCACAAACTCCTAATTGCCAAACATTTTCTTAAATCTCTTTGCCTTTTGTTTGATAAGTTTATTAGCCGGTTTCTCTTGTTCTTTTTCATAATGTTCACCACAATATAGATTATCACCTATTTTGTTTCTCCCGCTAACCGGAGTCTTGCAAACCTTACACTTACCAACTGTTTTTTCAAATACTTGTATCATATAAATTGGCGGGATTCGTCCCGCCCCTTTTTAATCTGTCGTTGTTGCCGGGTTAAGTAATACAAATATACTATCACTATAAACCAGCATTGAAACTGTACTTGCTCTTAAATCATCATTAGCGGGGTCTGCACCCGAAGCCGTTTTAATCGACTTTGCTCCTAAAGAATTTAGGTTTAAAGTACATGCGCCAACATTCCCGGTGTCTGCTTTAACTATTACCATCATTCCTGTAGTGTATGCGGTTAAAGCCGGGTTTAATGTCGCCACGAAATTATCAGTACCAGCCGCCGAAGTTGTTACTCCGCCGTAATTGATTCGCGAGAAAGTATTTGTCCCATCAGACGTTAAATTCGCACTTCCTGCGTCTAACACTCCATCAACATAATTAGAGATATACTCATCATTTTGGAATGTTATATCAGCCGTTGTGTTTGGATCAGTACCGTAATTTCCTGAACCCAAAACCAAACGGTCTAAATTGGTTGCAGCCGCTAAAAGAATAATAGCGAAAGCAAAGAGCAAGAAACCCGAAAGAAATCCCTTCTTCATTCTAAGCCTCCTTTTTCAGCTTATGCACGAAAAGACCATCTTTTTCAAAAATCGCCACCACAACAAAACCTTGTTTTTGTAGATTCTCGGACTCGCTTATACTCACTATTTTTTCATCCTTAGAACATTTACGCTGTTTGTCCGCCTCGGTTTCTTCTTTTATCTTTTGCTGTGTTGCATGAATTTTTGATAATGCTTCTTCTTGTACTAAATCTTTTTCTTTCATTTTATTATTCCTTTAATTAAGACGTTGCTGCGTTACTTCCATGCCAGAATCTCCAATCGTAAACATGAGCGCCCCATCGAGCGATAACGCTTGCACGGTAGCCACCTGTTTCTTGATCTTGCCAAAAATCGAAAGTCAACGGTTTTCTATTATGGAATTTGATACCCTTTTTGGGTACTCCGATAAACCATGCAGTTGAGCTTGTTAAATACTGCCATTCGAGTTTATTTAGAATTCCTTGCATTGGGTTAATGTCGTTATTTGCGCTACCGATTATATTAGTAGCTCCGAGAATATTGTTAGCTGTGAATGTTAAAGCAGAAGGAACTAACAAAGTTGTTGGTTTCAATGCTATTTTCTTTCCTCTTGAATCAACGTTATTTGTGGATGTCATTCTCAAGTAAAGAGTTTGAAGATTAGCTGCATCTAAAGACAATGCTAAAGCATTATAATAAGCAGCCGTTCCACCCGGATAAAGCGCGCGAAGATTGTTAGAAAGATTGAAGAAAGGTTTGCCGTCATATAACAAAGCTGTCGGCGCGTTCGGGTCTGTTACTCCGGTTATCTTTGCGCTGAATGTATCGTGTCCTGATGTATAACCACCATAATTAAAAAATCCGGCTGCAAATTCTTCTTTCTTTTGGATTGTTCTTTCACCCCATCGAGCGGCATATTCTCTAACGATATTGCCTATCTTTTCGGGAGGCATATCCTCAACCATTTCCATTGAGAATTCAATGCCTTTTGCATAAGTGCGGTTTTTACCATAGACGGTAAATCCTTCGAGAGCATTTTCAAACACTATCGGATCGTTTTCCGGTTTTTCTACGATTTCACCAGCACCTAAAATTTGAGTTGATTGTTCGTAAGCTGTCGAACTTCCAACAACTTCAAATACTTGTTCATGTACCGGAGGTAAACTTTCGTATGCTTCAAATCCATAAGCATACATATCAGCTTTCAAGCCCTCTGTAAACGCATTTCTTACTACTGTTCCCATTTTCTACCTCCTTAATCGGCTTGGAATTTAATTGGATTAATTTTTACTACTACATCGGTGGCGGCTCCACCATATTTAAGACCTTGGTCAACAATTATTAAAATATCGTAAGTACCGTTATCTACATCAACGTAGGTCGCTGTTCCGTCATTGACTGCAATGATATCACAAGCATTTCCTTTCATTGCTTCGGTTACTGTATTGTCGGCGGGTAACAAATATTTTGCTTCGGGATCAACTACTACTGCAATTTTATCTGCCCCAGCCGTTGCGCTTGATTTCCAATAATCCGCACTTGCACCAGCGCCCATACCCTTAGGCACAATCGCCATTCCTAAGAGCGTAGCGGTTGCTGTGAGTGCGAGCGTAACATGTCCGCTTCCGTCCAAATAAACTAAGTTCACCCCGGCATGTCTGAAAAATTGACTCGCGGCTACCGGATATTCTTTTGTTTCAACGCAATTTACTGCGCCATATAATGGATGTGCCATTATTTTTCTCCTTTTAATTTTTTGCGAGTTTCAAGCATTCTCAAATATGCTTCGTCTGTCAATCCTTTAGCTTTTGCATCTGCTTTTTGCTCGTCTGTTAATTCTTTTGGTTTAGGTTTGCTACCTCCGCCCCCATCAAAGTTCGCTGCATTCGGTATTGAAACAGTCGAAATGATTTTTCTAAGTGCGGCTATCGGGATCGTGTTATAAACATCGTCCCATTTATCACCGAGTTTAGTTTTAGCGTCAAGTCTTTCTTGAGTTTCGAGTGCGTCGTAAGCATTAGCTTTAGTCTCAAGTTGTGAAATTCGCGATTTGGTTTCGGTTAATTCACTTTCCTTCAAATCAAGTAATTTTTTCAAATCACCTTGCTCGGTTAGTTTCGCTTCTTCTTGCTGTTGTTGGAGTTTCTTAAATTCATCAAGTTGTTCTTTGTATGTTTTTAATTCATCCTTCAACGATAAAAAAGTTGCTAAAGGAACAGTCTCTTTTTTATCACCGCCATTTTGGTTAGCGTTACCCGATCCAGCGTTTTCCGCACTCTGGTTAGCGTTATCAATAATTTGCTCAGCATTATTGGGCTGTAACATTTTTTACTCCATTATTTTTATTAATTAGTGATTCAAATAAAGTTGTTTGCTTTCGTAAAGTATCGTTATACATTTTGTTTTCTTGTAACTGCTTTTCAGCTTCTTCTTTGGTTAAGTCTGGGTTATCTTTCATTAACCACTTTACCGGAGTTGAAAGGTTATTCTCTAATTCAAAAGTTCTATCGTCTCGAATTTCTTGCGATGTTTTAGGAATTTCTATTTCGGCAAAATCAGTTACCAAATAAAGACCATCGGGAATAACTTTTAGCCCGGCTGCGATTCCCTCTGTTGTGGTTGCATAATAATTATTCACCGCCTTTGTTATATCAAATCTTTCTTGCTCGTATAATCTGCCGCTTGCTAAATAATCTTCCCGGAATTCTAATTGTTCTAACGAGTCAACTATTTTTGAGTAACCGGATGTCGCCTGAACGTCTGCTAAAAATGAATTTGGATTGAGACCTTTAGTAAGTGCGATTAGCTTTATATACCAATCGATTGCGTCTTTAATTTCTTGGATGTGAGGGGTGAATGCTGTATGAGTAACTGATGGAGATACTTCATCAGTTTTGGCATTCTCAATTGTTATCGGATGTTTTGCTCCAACCCTAACTTGTGCTAATTCCGTGCTTGTTGTCCCATCATTATTTGTTCTTTTTGTTTTTAGTCCGCAATTGACAGCTACGGTTACGCCCTCAGTTCCTAAAACTATATCACGATTAATTAATTTTGTAAGTAAGAAGTTTATTTGTTCGTTTACATTCACTGCATCGGTCATTCCTTCACCCCAAAGGTCTTCGCTCTGCTCTGTCATAAATCTTGCGAAAGGAACTACACCGAAAAAGTTTTCATTGCCTTCATTATTCTCAATCTTAGTCGCATTGCCGTTTTGATCTAACTTGAAATAATTTTCATCCGTGTAAATGATAGTGTATAATTCACGACCGTAATATTTATCATACTTGACTGCTTTTATTTTTTGAGTGTCTTCATCGTCTACTGCAACATCTAAATTTTGTGAAGGATGGACTCGATATTTTATTCCATTATCAAAATAAACTTGCGTTAAAGAAGTGCCGAAAAGATGTCCGAATCTGTTTGCTGTTTTATCTTTGTTCTCTATATCGTCGGGGAGGATGTATAAATAATAATTTGTCCAGTCCTCGTTTTTATTCCCACTTTCATCAGCTAAATATCTATCCGGTTGCTTTTTGTAAAGTACTGCAATTTGATTAACCATTTTTTTAGTAAGGTTAATAAAATTGAGTTGCATTTCTTCGATGTCTGCGTTGCTATAAGTCAACGAAAGTGCACTTGTGAGGTATTGCCTTAACTCCGCTGAATTGCCTTGATAGTAAGCATATAATTTTTCTTGTTGCTTAATACGTAGTTTGTTATTGTCGTATTCGTTCTTCGCTGTTATTAAGTCAACTGCTTCTTTTGGTGTCATGTTTACTCAATAAAAAAGCCGAATCCCTACAAATATAATTTTGTAGAAATCCAGCTTTGGTTTTTCCACTACTGAATTTTATTAGTAATGTATTTTTATGTTAAGAACTAAACCATCTTTTTTCTGTAAAAACTTATCCTCTGTTCTGCGCAAAACTTTATAAAATTATCAATCGGATGATCTGCGCAAGCATTTTTTATTAGTTCACATCTCTGAATAATATTATTATATTTTTTCTTTTTTCTAATTTTCAAAACTTTTCCTTATCCGTAAACTCGATTCTCGTTATTTTATTACACTCCAAAATAATTCTCCATTCTGCAAACCCTTGCTTTGAGCAATAACCCAACTTCAAAAGCAAGTCTAACAACTTTATCAATATTTCTTTGCGCATAAATTAATTAAATAAGAGTTCGTTGTCAATAATTATTTTGCCTAAAATTTAACTTCAATATTTATTTGTGCAAGTGTTGTCTCTACAACTTTGCGCTTTAATATCTCTACTATTTTCTGTCGTACCTTCAGTTGATTTTCTGTTGATAATCCTAAGACTTCACGACCATATTTTCTGTTACCTATTATTTTTCCCTCTGCTTTATCGCCAGGGTTATAGCCGCAAGTAACTCCGTTAACAAACGTCTTAACAACGTGCAAACTCTTTTTAAGTCGTCCGGTTAAAGTCATATCAACAAATGCTGTGTTAGTGCTTTCTATGCTTTGCGCATAAAGACCAGAAATTCTTTTTCCTTTTCCTAAATCAACTTTCTTCTTTTTACCGTAAAGCCGTTTACCTTTATAGTCGTGTGAGGGATCAAAGTCTTTCAACTTCCCGCCTTTCGTGAGTCTTCGCATTGCATTTGCTTTGTAACGTTTGTATTGAGCACTAAGATATTGCAAACCGCTTTTATTGTTCTGGAACTTACCCGCCGTCATATCATTTTGAATTAGCGAGTTTGCATAAGCGCCTATCTGCTTCCAGTCTTCCGGGGTTAGCCCTATCGATATATTGGTTGTTGTGTTCATTCTGCCGTTAGAATCTTGATGGCTTTTTCATAATTCTTTCTTTCTTCGTTTGACCATTTGTGATTTTTGTCAGCTAATGCTAAACCAAGCGAATCAACTGATTCTAATAATTCTTTCTGTAAATGATCTGCAATATGATAAATTCTTTTGCCTATTTTTACCATTCCCATTTTATTCTCCTATTGTTTTGCAATCTGTATAAAATGTCGGCAATTAAATTGCCCTCTATTGACAAATGTATATTTGCCCTCAAACTTTGGACAGTTCGCAAGTGCTAGCTCTGTCCACGCGCCTTCATCAATTTCTTTTTTTGTCAACCCAGTTTTTGGCTGAAACAACATAACAGCTTTACATTGACATCTTGTGCGATTGTCAACAGGACCTTGCAGCTTGAATCTAACATCGGGCGAATCACTAAACAGACTTGCCATACTTGATGCTTGAAAAGTGTCTTTAGCTGTGTTGACTGCCGCAATCAATTGATTCGTCTTTAACGGAATTTCTGAAAGATTAGAAACTATTTGATCTGTCGTTTGACCGGAAATAATTCCTCTTATAAAATTACTCTGGAATTGATTTGAATAGTTCTTTGCGCTGTTAAGAATTGAATCCGCATCTAAGTTCATCAGAACTTCTAATTCTCTTAGCGTTGTACCACTTACACCAACTCTTAATTTCTCTGCATCAGAAACAATAGACTGGATTATATTTCCGTATTCTGATTCAACTTTGCCTATAACATCAGCGAGTCCGGCTTCCTGTAACTCCTTAAAAAAGTCAAGTTCAGAAACAAGGATTCCTAATTCGCCTTTCATGTTATTCGCATAAAGTTTTATTCGATAAAAAAAATCAGCTTGTAATTTATCGAGTTCAGCTTCAAGAAAATTTATAACATTACCGTCTGGCATTTCTTTCACCCGTGTTTCTTAAACTTGTTTTAATATTTTTCTGCGGTTCGGTTGGTGAAGAACATGCAACGATAAATAAACCGAGTAACAAAATAAAAACTATTCTTTTCATCTTACTATCTCCAATTTTGGTTTATGAATTATTGGTTGCTTTGTCGTTGTAACTTGCTGTATTGTTACTACTCTCTCAACTGCTTCGACATCGTAAAAAATAGAAACGATTCGAAAAATAACTTTGTGAAAAAAGAAAGCCGTTTGATTATCCAAGTCTTTTTCTTTCAGTTGATTATGGATAAATATTTTTAACTGCTCAATATCTTCAACCGTGAATTCAAGACTGTTGTAATTAATGTTAATCGATAGTTTCATTTATCACCATTGTTTTGATGTTATTTTTCCGGTTAGTGGATATTTCCAAAATAATTTGTAAGAAACTCCATCGCTTGCATGAGTAAGTTTACCGGCTTTATTTTTATTGAGTAACATTTCCCAAGTAACTTGACGAAAATCTTTTGTGAGTCGTTTACAGTTCTTTGTTATAAAATACTTTATTTCGTCTTTACTATTTTTCAACCGCGCGTTAGTCGAATCAATTCTATCTTTGATGTTTTTAATATTCTGGTAATAAATTTCAGCATTAGGGAAATTCTCTTTTATGATTGACCAGTTTGTTTTACTTGATTCTGGTCGTCTTGCATTACCGGCTATGTCTCCGTAAAACACAAACCCGCCTTTATGATTTACAAATTTATTTTTTAGCATTTGGCAAAGTAGTTCTGTGTTCGCTTGACCTTCGAGCTCAACAAAATCAAAAGAGTAATCTTTCCCGTTTATTTCTTGCCCTATATCCCAACACATTAAATCGACGTTAAAATCACAACTAATTTCAAGCGGTCTATAATTCAAATAACTAAATTCTTTTTCTTCAATTATGTTTTCTTCCGCAAAAGTGTAATAAGCGTTTCCAGCTGTAAGATTAAGAAAATGCCCCTTACTTCTAACCTCCGCCTCTTTGGGAGCGAATGAACCTATTATTCTGTGTTGTGCATCTTGATCGATAAATTTATTTTGTGTTGAATCCCAAAACCAATATTGTATTTCAGGATCGCCCATTTCGTTTAGTATGAAATCATCATAAGTATATGTTATGCCGTCAAGCGGTGTCATTGTTCTAATCATTTCACCATTGTAATCGATTAGTCTCGCTTTACATTCTGAAACAATATCTTGAGGCGGTTCTTCGTCTAAATGTATTTTATGTTTTGCTGCGCCTTGGAAACTTTCTCGTCCTTGATCGTAAGTCTTAAATCTTATCTTCGAACCGTTTGCAAACATTATAATTCGATTTGAGAATCCGCGCTGTTCTGAAAAATTAGCGTAAACAACTTTTGATTTTATTTTTGGTAAAAGATTATGATATGTTTTTTGTTGTATTGCGATTGACATATCAGCCCAAGTTGCCGCCCAACAATCCGAGTTTGGATTGTCTAAACAAAATTGTATGACATAAGCCGCACCACAAATTGTTTTTCCGCTTCTATTCCCGCCAAAGATGCCTTTGTTCTTTTTCTGTGATGCAAAAAATTCTTTTTGGTATTCTTGAGGAACAAAATAATTTAGCGGGTTTTGTTTGTGTGCTATCTGTTTAAGCAACAATCTTTTTATTTCAGTCTTTTTGTCTGTGGCTATCTGCATTTTTATAACGGTTGCTTATTTTGCATTAATTTGTCATAAAGCTCAATCGCTTGTTCGTCTGATAACTCATCAATATTTTTAGGCATTTCGACATCGTTGTTCTCATTTTTTATTATTTCTGCATTTGGAAGCATTTTATTTAACAAAGTATTAATTATTGTCACGTTATTTTTACGCACTAATTCGAGGGCATGGTTATAAACTTCTCTAAATAATTCTTGTTTTTCTTCGATGGTGATTTCTTTTGCAAATTCTAAAAGCACAGCAGACTTATTTCTGCTGCCTTTTTTTTTCCCGCCTACTTTTTTATGTCCTTTTTGAAATGCCATATTGCACTAAACTTAAACTATTTTTGTATGTTCTTTTGTTCTTTGACAGCGTGGTTTTAGATTACAACGTTGTCAATTCTAAAATCATGCCGATGATACGAAATCCTTTTATCACATGCAAGTAAATTTTTCGCGGCATACGTTTTGATACGTACTACTTCAAAATATTTTTTATATTTATTTCATTTTTTACTTGTCGATTTCTCTTGACTTTGTAGCTACAATCTATTATCTTTACAATAGAAATTATGATTGACTTTCACAAACAAAAGGAGCTACAAAATGACACTGTTAAAAGAAAATGACATCGTCCTTCTCGAAAAAGAGTATGACGAAAAAACGTGGACAGTTTCAAAAATTAATCCTGATCGCTTTGACGCTGACACTCGCGCGGATGGTAAATTAGACAAACATTTACACAAATTATCTGCTCGCAATGCTCAACAGATAAATTCTTTGTTGTCTAACAAAGAAGCTATTTATGCTAAACGTGTCGCTAAATCATTTACTTTTTTTAATTTATGAAACGTGAAATTACTCCTCACAAGGGCGGGCGCGAACTAACAATTCGCGCTCGTGTCTCTCAAAAAGAGAAAGATACAATCGATGAAGCGCGCAAAGATTTATCTTACGCTGATTATTTAGTTCAAAAAGCTCTCAAGGATGTCCGGCGCAAAAACCCATAACTACCGCATCAGCCCGATAAAAAGTTTTGTCGGGCTTTTTGTTTTGTTATGTCAATCAAAATTTATAAGAACAAATTTATTTCTACTTCTACTTCTAATTTTTACGGGCTATGCTCATTACGTTAGCAATACCGAGCTTGCGAGGTATTGCTAACGTCGGCGGCGAATGTCAAAATTACTTCGGCACTCTCTGATTCCAAGCTTGGATTGCCTTTCCCTTAGTAAATTCTGCTCGAACCGACGCATAACATTTCATACATTCGACCATCCAAGCTGGCTTACATGCCAACATTGCTTCATTAAGTTTTGGTTTTTTATTACCACAAAATGGACATGGTTTTAATTCTTCCATAACGTGCCTCGTAATTTTGATAAAGAAATCATTTTACTATCTTCTAAATTCTTGTTCCTCGTCGCTTGCTCGGATTGCTAACCAACGAATCGAGCGGCACAAAGAGCGTGTCCGCTCATTCGCCGCCGACGTTATGGGTGTTTTGCGCTTAGGTTTGTTTTTCAGTCCGAAACCGCATTGTTTTGCCCCTACTCCCCTTAAAAAAATATTAAAATTATTTTACGATTTTACTTGACATTGGACACCGTGTTCACTATCTTTACAGTGTAATTAAAAACAACAACCAAAGGAGTCCACAATGTCAAAAATCAGAACACAATCGATACTCGTAACAGTATTTAATAACGACACTCAAAAAAGTGAAAATCGCCACATTTCTTTTCACGATTTGCCAATGTTATTAAATGTATTAAAGGCAGATAGAATAAAGGAACTCATTAATAATGGAAAAATGATTGCTCAAAATGAATCCGTAAAAAACATCCACATGAATACAATTAGCATGAGGTAGAAATGAAATCCTCTTATAAACTCGAAATTGATCCTACTCTGTGGCGTGCTTTCAAAATCAAATGCGCTACGCAAGGCAAAACAATGCTATCAGTAATTATTTCTTTGATTGAAAAATATGTCAATCAAAAATAAGTCGCGCAAAAACCCATAACTAAGCAATCAATTTGACCGCGCTAACGTCGCGGTCTTTTTTTAATTTTTAGTTTATGTCAATCAAAATTTTTAAGAACAATTTCTGGGCGGCAAATTATTGCTCACCCGTTATAAAGAACTTCGCCGCCGCCAAAAACTTCGTTTTTGTGAGGTTTTAACAGCTTTTCCACCTCAAAAAATATTTTATTTTCTTGAAGATTTTCCTTGACATTTGTTTAGGAATGATATATATTTACAACAGAAATAATGATTGACTCACTAAACAAAAGAGGAAAACAAAATGACAAACGTAGAAATTCTTCAGAAAGAAGCAGTTGAAAGACTTGAGAAAAACGAACTTAATTCTTATGAAAATGATTTTGTCGAAAAAATACGTAACTACTCTAAAAAAGATTTGAAAGGTCTTACAAGTAATCAATATTGGTTATTAAGAAAAATCGCAGAAGGCAAATAATATGAAAACTGAATTAGTTGACAGAAACGAAGCTCTTAAAAGAGCTAACGAAATTCACGATCTTGCTTTCGCAATAGCGGAAGCAAGTGGAACGCTCCCGGGGTTTTCTGAATCTCAAGAGTGTAAAATTTGGTGTGCACTCGCAAATTTGGCAACTCAACTGAAAGGAACAGAGGTTGCAATTTTTGTAAATGATAAACCGGCTTATCAATTGACCGATTTAAAAATTACAAGTTGTTCAAAAGCTGTTGCGGTTCTATGCGCTGATAATGTGAAAGAAACAATCATTGAAAATGATGAACTAATAATTATGTTCAAAGATAATGTAATTGAGTATTTCGAATTCATCGAAGACATTGAAGCATGGAAATTCAAACGCAAAAATGTTTCAGTAAAAATTCCTTACGCATATCCAAACTGAGAAAACAATGAAAAAATATTTTACTCTCGAAGAATTTATGAATGAAGTCGGAATAAATAATCGCTCTCGACTTCATCAAATTATAAACGGATATTCAAGCAAAGGATACGAATATAAGCCAGTGCTTGAAGAAGGAAAAGATTTTGTTAGAACCAACTATATCTTTTTCCCATCCGCAATTAAAAAAATAAAAGATAAAAGCGGCGGCGGCTCGTCTTTATAACTCGGCAATCAATTTGACCGCATTAACATCTGAAAAATGATGTTGATAAAAAAGCGCCGGTTTATATTAAGCTGGAATTGTTAGAAGGAATAGAAGAATTCTTTCCGACTGTATCCTACTTGTTTGCGGCTCTAAATTATTACGGCGCAAAGAAATTAAAGAACTTGAACCAGACGCTTGGGTTGAAAAAAGATATTTGACTTAACCGGAAGTCTTAACGCAGACAATCTGTCAAAAAACATAGTGTAATATAGCTTTTTTGCAAGTTAAATGCAAGTTTTTGGGATATGAATTTTTTGACATAGCCACCATTATAGATTTTTTGAACGTGAAAAATGAAGGAGCGCGAAATGTTACAAGATTTAATTCACCACTATAAAAGTGCAATTGATTCTATCCAGAGATACAATATTTTTATCATTGCTAAATTAGGTTATCTTGAGTTAGTAACCTTTTTAGCGAACCACAAAATAAGCACCATCATAAACGGTTCTCTATATCTTGCGTTGCCGTGAATTATGCCGTAAGTTATTGTGATTGTAGCAAAGAGTAAAAACTCCCAAGAAAATAAGTCCACTTTTCTGATGAAATAAAATAGCAGAAAAATATAAAAGGGCATTTGTATGTAATTGAACCATACCGAATATTCTGCGCTCACTCCGAAAGACGGCTTCCACATTTCAAATACGTTTTGCATCATTCCAAACGGTTTATATTGGTAAAGGTTAAACGCCAATACTTCACCGTAAGAATTGAATAGCATTATCGCAAAGATAACCGCGAAAAACGAAAGTGTATTGCATATAGAAGCATCGCTAAAACGTACCATAGCAAGGTCTCTTTATTAAAATTAAATGATAAAATTATACTTTGCGGATAAAAACAAAAAATCCATCCCGCTAAAGGATTGATCTTGTAAAGCAATAAAACGGTGAACGCACTAATTAATATTTGGAGTAATAAACTTTGATGTGTGATATGTAGATATAAAACATATACCGGAGTACGAACCCACCAGTCTTTATAGCCAATTGTTTCTTGGCTTTCTTTCGGAACTTCTAAATTAATAGATGTTAAATAATGCGCCTTAGCATCGCTTTCTTTGTGTGAGTAGTTGTCGAAGTAATACGAGAATATCAGCATAGTGATAATTCTTATTGAAAAAGCTACTGCAAATATAGCTAAATATCTTTTCATTTGCTTGCCTTGATTAGATTAATATTTTGTAAAAATTCGGTATTGTCCCGCAATATCACTGCCCGTTACCTCAATGATTTCTTTTAATTCAACAAGTCTATCCACACAAGCCAACATTTTCCAAGTATTTCCAGTATTGCCTGCTATTGCACTATCCATTCTAATAGCACCAGCAGTTTTTATTGTGTTGTGTACTTTATCTCTTATCTTGAGAAACATTTCTTGTCCTTCTTCTGTAAACACAAACGGTCTTTGTTCTTTGTAATTATACATTTTTTTCTCCTTTTTATTAATTTATCCTTAATACTTCTTTTGTTATGATGCTGTCAGAATTATAATTAAGTTTATTCGCTTTTTTCAAGAATAGCTTTTCTTGGTCTGATAATTTTCCCTTTTTTCTTTTTACTTGGTTAGCCCAAAGTATATGCTTCCTTGTCTCAGCGATATACATTACTCGGTTCGGCTCTTTTTTAACATACGTCTCAATCAGTCCTTTCTTACGAGCATAGTTTATATGATCTATTTCATTCTTGCGCCGATACCGATTTTATATCTTCGTCTGTAATTTCTTTGACAAACGAAGTTATTTCTTTTGCGGCTTCCTTGATTAAATCAATTCTTCCTTCGTCAATAAGTTTTTTTATTAACTGTATTTTTTTGTCAAACGCCAATTCTTTCAGCCGATCAGATTTTGATTTCCATATTGGAAGCGAATATTTTTTCACATCCTCTTTATTTGCATAACGGAAACCGCCGTAATATTCGATAGAGATATAACTATCAAGAAATGACTTCCTTGATTCTACCGAGAAGTCTTTTGTCATTTCTAAAAGCTGTTCGTATGTGTAAATCTTTACTCGCAAATCATAGTTCAAAATATCTGCATGAGACGGTTCGGGATAAGGGCAATTTCTTATGAGTGCTTGAGTAGCGGCTATTAATCTTTCATCGCTAAACGCATCGACATCAAGCATTTTGTTTAATACATCATACCAACCAGCTTCAAGTTTTGGTTTTGCCTTACGAATTTCTTTCGTGCATAATGCAAATGTTTCGGAAGTTACTTTCGATTTTTTATAAACAGAAATTGAACCGTTAAACTCCGTTTCTGATAAATCGTTCTGTGGTAATTGCTGCAAGCTCATCGTCTGTTGTGCCTTTTCGATTGCTCTTGAAATACTTTCCATTTTTTTCATCCTCTATTTCTTTTAATCTTGCTTTTTTAATCCATTGTTCGGCTTTAAGCTGCCATTTTTTTGTCTGCTTTATGGAGCGCGGCGGACTGATATCACTTTCGATGGTCCAGTTCTTCCCCTCATATTCATTCCAAAAAAGGATTGCCTCCTCAATAGGTCGGCGGTTAGTCTTAACAAAAAACCCTTTTACCTCGACGAAAGCAGGTCCGCCACTATCGGAAGTTCGTTCTTCTACAGGTTCGAGACTTCCCAGTTTTTGGCTTTCTTCCTGTTCCTGTTCTTCTTCTTTTTCTTTATATATTTCCTTATATATTTCCTTTTCTTTTTCTTTAACCCCTTCCAAGGGGCTATTAAGCCCCTTCAAATTCTTCAATAATTCATATATTTTATATTTATTGAGCTGATCTATTACAGATTTATGAAACTTATTTTTATAATTAAGTTCTTCTATGCTGCACTTACATTGAAATTCTATATAGTCCAAAACATACCAACGCTTTCCATTATCAATCTCAATGAATTGTTTTTTGAATATTTCTTTTATATCGCCTAAATCAATACTCTGCCCGATATAAAATTCAGCCGCTTCAAAATCGACCTCCCATATACCTGCATGATTACAATTATCGGTTAAATAATTCCAGAAGCATTTATTCACTGGTGATAGTTTTCTAAACCAAGCTTTTTTCCACTTTTCATTGTCAGTTAATCTATTTGCCATTATCTTTCCAAAATTATTTTAACTTCTGGGTGAATTATTTTAAATAGTGCGTTAAAGAGTTTGAACTTCATTTTGAATATTTCTGTTTGTACGCCCTTTACTTCTATGTACTCTTTTGAATCGTCGTTGTTTGTTACTACAAAGTCTATTCTGTAATTACAGATATGAGTAAATGGTATTCCCGCTTTCTTTAATTGAAGCATTGTGTTATCGGTTAATACCGGGTTTCCGTCAACTTCTATTACGTTTATTTCAATCACTACCTGCCTTTGCCAACTTTTTATAATTCCGGCAAATATTTTTAAGTCAAGTTCATTTGCATATTGTGCCTCCCAACCACTATCATATTTTATATCATTGTAAGTATTCTTTTTGTGTTTATTCAATCTTGGTTTCTTCTTAAAGAACTTTCTTAAATCCTTTGCTTCTATAACCGCCGGCAATTGATCCGGCGTTTTATAAAAATTTATCTTAGGAGAAAGAGACTTATCAATTTTCTTTTTCTTCTGGACTGATGAAAATTTATATCGCTCCTCAAACATTCGGCAACTCTCTTATTCGTAATTCGTTCGGGAATAGGTCTATATCTTCGATTACTTTGTTCTCCTTATCTCTTATCTGTTTTATCCAAACAGGCAATCCGTCTTTGCTATACTCTGCGATTCCTAAAGCCCACGAGTTATCAAACGGTCTGCGGTTAGTACCGGACTCGCAACCACAAACTACCCATTGGACATGTCCCCATTTCAAAATATTTATTTTTTCAAGTTGCGGCTCTATACTTACCCATTTAATTTTAGCATTTGATTCTAACAACCAATCAATATTTTCATTATATTCTTTTTGAGTTGATGCTGAAAATCCGAGCCACAGATTTGGAGTATCTTGGAATGACCACTCTACTGCTCTATTAATTCTCTTTGTGAGTATCATAAATGTATGTTGCTGATGCTTTTCTATCACTTCGAATACTTGATTAATTTGTCCGTCAGTGATATTATTATGAAAAATATCGCTCATCGAATTAACAAATATTCTTAATGGCTTCTTGTTTTTTAGTTTCGGATCACTTAATCGTTTTGGAAAGAATTGAATTTCACTAAACGGCTTTGCGTATTGTTGTGGAAGTTTTTTCCCTTCAAGAAATGCTTTGTGCCTCATCGTATGAAGTTTTTCCGCGTAACAGTTTTTACATCCCTGAGCAATTTTTGTGCATCCGCTAAACGGATTCCAAGAAACATCGCACCAGTTTATTTTTGTTGTGTTCATTTTGTACCTTTTCTTTTATTATCTATCCCCACACCCCACTCCTCAAATGAAATTTTTTGAGTTATAATCATAATATTGTTTTAATTTTAACAATCGTTTTTTCTGCATATTTTATCAATTTTCACAATTTCCTACGCCAAGTTGGATAAGGATATGTTAGTTTGACAAGAGACTAAGATTCGATTCTATTTTATATTTATTTATTAATAAATCATCCATATTCTCGAAAGCAATCTCTGTTCTTGTTTGCATGTCTATCCAGTTATCCGCCCTATAAATATATTTGATGATTGTCATAAATTGCTTTATCAATTCCGTCTCTTGCAAACTAACAAGTTTTTCAAGCCGATTGCTTTCTTTTTCGGCAAGCATAATTGTTTCATCAATTAATTTATTTACTGCTTGTGCATTTTCAAAAACTCCAGTTCTCAAATCTCTCAAATTTGTTATTATTAATCTTAATCGGCGGAATTGTAATTCGTTAATAGCTTTATAAAAATTTTCCTCGCTTATAAATAACCCATTGATTGGGTCTGCACTATCATCAGCATATTTATCAAATATTTTTTTTATTACTTTGTCCATGCTTATATCTCCTTCCGGATTTTTATAAATTTGTCCGCAACGGCTTAAAAACCACTCCGTTATGTAGATAAAACGGCTTCATCAGTGGCTATTTCAGCGTTCCTATAATCCGTAATGTCAAACCCGTTGTTCCAAAAAAATAGCGTCCCCTTCCTAAAATATTCACCAGTCTCATTGTATGGCGTGGCAAATTTTCTTCTTTCAATTTTGCCAACACACTTCATTCCATCGCTATTTATAAACCTTACTAAATTACCTTCTCTTACAATCGTTCCATTAAATAATTTTGTTTTCCGTTGCTTAAAAATATTCATTTCTTTACTCCCGCCGTTTTACCACATAACCAGCGGCTCAAATCTGACCGCCGTATTAGTTCGGCATTTTTAATTTATAATATATTGTTTAAGTAAAATCATTTTCTTTTGTTCTTGGCGGCAGTTTAGCCGCAACGCCGTTATGCACACAAAACGGCTATTATTTATATACCGAGTTATGTTCGATCATTGCTTGATATGGCGTCAACCCTTTTTTATAATAACATTCAATCCATTTTTGAACATCAATTGTATTTATATAATCCTCCTCAATGCTAAAAGCGGTCGCTTCCCAAATGGCAGAAATAAACCAACTAATTATTTCTTCATTACGTCCGCCGTTTTGGACGCCCTGAGAAGCTGGGCTTGCATAACCAAGTTTTTCAGCCCGATTTACTTTTTCTTCGAGCCAATTTGCATATTCATCCGTATAGCAGATAAATGAATTTCTCTTAGTATCAAAATATCTTTGAGTTGCTTTTTTCTTTGTTTCTTTTTCGTACTGTTCTCTTAATGTCATTTTATTTTATAACTCCAAATTGTTTTTCAATGTCGTAAACGGGCTAAAAACCACGCCGTTATACGGACAAGGCTTTTAGCACTTTGTCGTAAACTGCATTCACTTTTTTACCGTCAAAATCTTCTGGTAGTATATCAATTATTGCATCATTGAACTCATCCAACGCTTCTTTTATTATATCTATTGGTCGTAATCCATTCACCCGTTTAATTGCAACATCTAATCTTTCTTTTATGTATCTGTCTCCGCTATAAGTAGCTTTCACATCTTCTAAAATCCCCGCTATGTTTGTTACCATTTCGCCTTGCCGTATAACAAGCGCCTCAACGGGATTTACTTCCCTTAGTTCTCGTAATTTCGCAACCTCTGTTTCTTCACAATATTTATCTCCGCATAATGCCTTACCTATCTTATCCCAACTAACCCACCATTCATCGGTTGCTAATCCGCCGTTCTCAGAAAATTTCTGGTTAAAGTGTATTGTCAATCCTTCTTTGGTTATGTTGCCAAAACCATCAATCAATAAAGTTTTCATTGTAACTCCTTTTAGTTTTTAGTTCTATTACCGTAAACCCGTTATGCGCCACACCGTTATGCCGTCTCAAACCAATTCCAAACGGGCTCTTTGCCGCTTCTTTCGGGCAAATAAATTCCGTCCTCTTTCTCCGGTCTCACATACTTGCACAAAAAATCAACTTTGTTCGCTCGCTCGCCGCCGTTTCTTTTGTTTAACAATTCATTTCTTTCAACTCTCCAAACCGCTCCTTCAACTTTATCAATCGCACCGTGTCCACTTGTTTCAATAGCCATTAACATTTCAGCAATCGGAAACGGTTCGTCTTTACTTAAAATTCTTGGTTGTATAAAATCATATTTCGGTAATCGTTCATCTAATTCAGCAAGTATGGCTCGCTCGCTTTCAATCATAATATCGAAGACCACAAAGGGTTCGTGAAATAATTTATATTTTGTGCCGTGTGCTAATGCCAGCCATTCGGCGCAAATCCTTTCCCCTTCTTTCAAAAATTCTCTAAATCTTTTTTCTTGTTTCATTACCCAGTTATAATAAATATGATGTTGTTCGTAGGGAGAAGTATTTGCTAAGTAACCTGCCCGTGTCAGCGGCAAGATTCGCCCGTTTAACATAGCAACACCAACGTTGCTTCCATCTAATTTTTCTTGACAAATAATAAAATCGTGCTTATCACGTTTCAGTTGTGTTGCTATGCGGGCTTGTCCTTCACTACAATGGTGTTCACCTTCACCTAATCTTGAACCCGGAAGATGTGCTATACTTCCATAGCTTTTACGCCCGATTGGTTTGGCGGCATAACCAGCAACTCTACCGGAATTACTTTCATCTTCTGTTTTGTTTATTTCTTCATTCATAATAAAAATCCTTTAATAAGTTTTTTAATTAGCAACTACCGTAATCCGGTAAGTTGCAACTACGTTATACCGACAAGCGGGCTATCGCGGTTTGCCCGCTCATCGTACACATCACGTAATCCCTGGTGGAAGGATCGCGTTCATAAAATCACATTGTGGGCATTGTAACTCTTTTGCCTCGTTTGGATAACCCGCAAACCAAACCTTACCGCATTTTTCGCATTTCATAAGTTTATAATTTAGCAAGCCATTATCTATTACTACAGATTCGATTTCTGTTATTAGTTCTTCGTCAAGTAATAAATAGCATCCTGCATGTACTCTATAAAAATAACTTCTGTTATCCTCTCGGTCGGCTCTCATTAAAGAAATTGTTTTCATCGGAGCCGATAATTTCTCTCTGCATATAATACAGTCGGTATTTGTCCCCGGATCAAACGCCGGTTTGGTTTGCTCTGGCGAATCAAAATATCCAAAATATTTATTCATTCTTCCCTCTGCCCGCCCGCTTGCGGTTTAACAAGCAAATCAAAACGATTCGCTTGTAATTGTTTACAAATATCACATGTTGCTTTGTTATATTTCATATAAGTTTCATTATCGGTTAATTCAAAATTTTTATGTTTTCGCTCAACAATATGACCACATTCAAGTTTGAGCCAGTATCGGTCATTAAAAATTCTTTTCATCTCAACGATTGTTTTTCTTTCCATGTCGCTCACGTTTTATTTGCAACGCCGTTATAAATTTTGGCTCGTTTTACTCGGAAACTGCCGAGACTAAGTGAGCCAAACTTTTCCCGACGGTCGGGAACGCCTTTCAGTCACGGGCACTACCCAGTCTCATCTTCCCCGGTGTTACCGGCATTCTTCATAATTTCTATAACATCAATTAAATCAGATGTTGTTAATCCATATTTATGACTTCCGTAGAATTTATTTTCTTCATACACTCCCATTACTTTTTCATCTTCATTAATCAGTATGTAATTATTTTCTTTAGCTCCATTTATTGTGCTAATATGCCCGCCAAAATTTATAACATCGGGCTCAACCCGACTGCTTTCTTTATAGGCATCTATAATAGTTTTCAATACTAATATGGAGTGCATTAACATTCGTTTTTGCTCTGTGTTCTCTTTAAATTTTTTATACCTTTGTTGCAATTCAACTTTCTTATCTAAAACAAAATCTAATAAATCCATAAAACTCTCCTTTAAAATTTCCGCAGCGGGTTAGCCCGCAAATCGTTATGGGTGTTGGTGGCTAAAATTCTATCGATGTTACAAGGAATCTTTTTCCGCATTCTTCGTTTTCACATTTTAATTCGGCGTCACATTCCTCTGCTCTCAACTCTCCATTACTTAAATGTTCTGTTAAATCAGATACTCTATTTTGCCAATCACCACAATATGGGCAAGTAACGTAAATTTCTAAATATGTTGTCGCTTGTGTTTCTAAAATTTCATCTTCCATCTTTTGCTCCAAGTTTCCGCCGCCAAACCCATAACCAGCCGTTCAAATCTGACGCCTTTCAGCCGTCAGATTTTTAGGTTTGGAAGCGATGTTTATAAATCGTTAATTAAATATTTTTAAGAACAATGCCGGCGCAGTTTACCGGCAACACCGTTATAATTGTTTTTGGCTATCATCTCAATTCCCTCTTTTTAATTATAGCCACTTTGGGTATAGTAATTATTTCACCAAACGGATAATGTGTATGGTCTGTTGATCTATTTTGTGCTATGCTAATAAAATCTTTTGTTTCCTTTACAAAATATCCAACCGTTTGGCACTTCCCCAAGCCCTCTAAATCTTTAACTTCTTGTGTACTCAACCAACCGTGTTCCGATGCTGAGTCTATCCAATCTATTTTTAATATTTTCACTATTACCGCCAAAAAAATTATAACTACGGCATCAACCAGACCGTTAAATGTCCGGCAAAATGTCCGTTGTAAATTATTGTTTTATTTAACTTTATAGTCATAATGTCGTCTATAATGTCCAGCTGGTTATGCCGAACATCGTTATTATAGCGAGCGGAGCGAGCTATAATAACAGGCTCCGGCAAGGAATTGCGAGTTACTCCCCCGCTTGTCTTACCAGTTTGCTTTCAAGCCATTGGACATAATCGGAATCGAAAATTTTTTTATCTCTGTCTACTAATGAATAATAAGCCCCTTCAATATCTCCTCCAGTTTCTAATTTGTACTCTTCTCTTAGAGCGAGCGGGCTCGTATAATAACTCGCAATTCCACCCGCCTCATCAAGCAACGAAAGAATCATTGGAATAACCTTATCGGCTTCTTGACCACCGCATGAAGTATTATCAACTAATAAATTTGCTAATTGTAATCGTGTTTTTTCAGTTATCATGTTAAACCTCTATTTAGTAATATAAAACTTTCCAAGAGCGGGTGAATTGCCGGAGCCTGTTATACGGAATTTGGGGCTTGGTTACCCCATATATCCCAGCCCACACGCTTGCTTCTTGCAAACAATTCAAGGCGTGGGGGTTTACATTTCATTTCAATATACTTATACAATACCAGCGGTTTTCGGCTGTGCATTTTACTTTTTTCACTAAATAAATCTGGTATATCTTCAATCTTTGTTGGTTTTTACCTTTATAAGCGTATATGCAAAATTCTGTTCTTCTATAAAATCCAAACATTGCCAAACCGCTTCCTTTATCCCACGTTAATGTAATATGATATTTGAATCCCCACGCCTTGAGCAGTTCAAAGGTTGCTGGTAAATAAGTTTGTGTAGTCCAACAAAATAAGTCGCAAGTGTCCGCAGCAAGCGTGTTAATCGGTAATGCTTTTATTTCATCCAAACTCATAGTATCATACTGTTTCTTTTTACCCTGTCCCCACGGTAAATCAAACTTAATATCCCACGGTGGGTCAATTAAAATAGTTTTATATTTGCCCGCCCCAAATCCGTATAACTCGCAAATCAAATCAGAATTGCTTTTATCGTTATCGGTTTTAGGTTGTTCAATATGTAAAAGTTGTTCTGTCATTAAAATTTAATTTTCATTGTCGCAATCGGTTTATTTGCCAAATAGTTAAACTGACAAGCGGGCTATCGCGGTTTGCCCGCTCATCGTACACATCACGTAATCCCTGGTGGAAGGATCGCGTTCATAAAATCACATTGTGGGCATTGTAACTCTTTTGCCTCGTTTGGATAACCCGCAAACCAAACCTTACCGCATTTTTCGCATTTCATAAGTTTATAATTTAGCAAGCCATTATCTATTACTACAGATTCGATTTCTGTTATTAGTTCTTCGTCAAGTAATAAATAGCATCCTGCATGTACTCTATAAAAATAACTTCTGTTATCCTCTCGGTCGGCTCTCATTAAAGAAATTGTTTTCATCGGAGCCGATAATTTCTCTCCGCATATAATACAGTCGGTATTTGTCCCCGGATCAAACGCCGGTTTGGTTTGCTCTGGCGAATCAAAATATCCAAAATATTTATTCATTCTTCCCTCTGCCCGCCCGCTTGCGGTTTAACTATTCGCTCAAATAGAGCTTATTTGTAAAATCTTAAAAACTTTATTTGTAGCGTAAACTTCTCAACGCCTATTTAGCTCAGTATCCGTTATACCGAAAAACTGGCTAAGGTTTTTCAGTTAATAACTCATCCTCAAATAAATAAGATGTTTCGTGTTTGCCGTCAATAAAATATCTCATTTCATATTGTAAACCACTTCTTGTATGCCAGCAGCTTAAAACCCTTCCGTAGCATTCTAAATCTTTAATCCAAACTTTGTCTCCAAAATTATATTTAAAGTTTATGCCGCCAGTTTTCGGCATAACAAGTTTTTCAAGCAGACCGTGAAGGTCGCTTGCCATTATTGAGATTTTGGTTTGCTGTTCCGAAGCTGGTAAATCTTCTATTGCATAACATAGTTGCAATGCTTTTTCTTTTAATTCTTCTATCATCATTTTCTCCAATTAAAGTTTAATAAATTAGTTTCACGGCTGCTTAAAAACCACGCCGTTATGTGCCTTATCATTTTAACATCATTGTTGTTTGGCGTAGTCTATCAATAGCAACATCGCAGTATTTTGGGTTTAGTTCTATTCCTACCGCCTTACGCCCTAACTTTTTGGCAGCTACTAAAGTTGTTCCGCTTCCCATATAAGGATCAAGTATAAGCCCGTTGGCGGGGCAAGAGTGTTCAATTATTTTCATAATAATATCTTCCGGTTTTTGTGTCGGGTGGTATTCTGTTTTAACTTTTGGTATTTTCCAAACCGCACCTTCTCTTTTACCGTTTAATAAATGTCTGCCCTTCGTTGCATAAATAATCATTTCGTAATCGTTGATATAATTTCCTTCTAAGTCTCCAACTCCACCGCCACCCTTATCCCATATAATTATATTTTTTGTAGTAAAATATCTTTTAATTTTTAGCCACCAATAAGGCGCAACATCAAATCTTGTGAACAAATAGAGAGCCCCGCCAACTTTTAATTTTTCTTGATATTGGGTTAATATATCATCCAAAAAAAACATAACCGTAAAACCATCATCACCACTCACCAACTGGTCATAATTTTTATTATATCCTTTATCAAGATTTATCCCATAGGGCGGGTCGGCTATTATACAATCGACGGGCGGAAGGCTATCAATCACATTTAAGCAATCGTTATTATATATTGTAATCCCATCTTCATTATAAAAAGGCTGTATAACTCGCAACTGTACGCCGAATTGCGGGTTATCTTCTGTTATTTTAGTTTCTTGTTTCATTAAATTTCCATTCTCTTTAGTTTGTTTTACAAGCCCGCAATCGGGTAAGTTGCAACAATGTTATAAAGATGCGGTTGCTAAAACGGTAAATCATCATCTTCAGCAGCATCGGAATTATTTTTTTTGTTAGCATTATCAACTGCATTCCTTTTTTCAACTTGGTTTTTCAAAAAAGTTGAAAATTCATCGCTACGACGATGGTTCGGACTTGGGTCTTCGTGGAACATATATAGTTCCTCTATCAAATTTTTTAGCTTTTCGATTTCTTCCGCAACCGCACCGTTCTCAATAATATTTTTCTGTTGTGTCCAATCCCCATACATCTGTTCTATTGTGGCTATGTCGTGACCTATTAGATCTCTAACAAATTCTATTTCTACTTTCATTTTATACCACCAATTTCAATTCATATTGATTGTTGTCATCATACGGAGTTTTTTCTTCTATGATTTTGCTATTCAACATTTCTTGAACTTTAACTTTGTAGGCGTGGATCATCGAACTAAGAAATTTATATTTACCGCCTTTTGCTCTGTAAAATCTGATACCTTTTATCATTCCTCTTTTTGATGTAGCAATGTAAAATCCCTCACTACAAGTGCAGACAAAATAGAAGTTCCTTCCCTCAAGAGATTTAGCAAATTCTTCATCTTGTAGTTCTCGCGTATGTAGTGCTAATCTTCTTTGAAAATTATGTTCCGTTTCATTCCCATTTTTATATTTAGGGTAAAAATGGAGCGTACTTTTCAAAGGAGTCTTTTCACTTGAATAATTCACCAGTTCGTACAGTATCGTCTGCTTGCTCAATTCTGGTGGCTTCTGTTTCACTTTTCACCTCTATTATCTGATAGTCCGGGTTTTTTCTTGCTATCTTAGTTGCTTCAAACATGCTATTAATCTTGGATTTAGTAACAATGAACTTCCCGGTTTTTTTGTCTAATATTTTATATGTTTTCTTCATTCTCTTTATTAAAGGCGCACCCTTCTTTTGTTAGTTACTTTATTTATGAGTGCTATATTTATTTATAGAATAAGTGCGCCAATATTTAATGAACAATTAATTTTTTATTCAACATCTGCTTCTAAATATTCGATTCCTTTTTCCTTTGCTAACCATAACGGGATGTAAACAAACTTTCCTATTATTCTGCATTGGCTTTTCGGTAGCCAATAAATACCGGCTGGTAGTTTCAAATTGAACGCCTTGTCTGACGATTTCAATTCTTCAATGATTTCCATTTTCACTACATCTTCTGTCAAGTCCATGTTATCTTATCCTTTTTTAACTTCCGGGTACTTGCTTATGGTTGTAGAGGCAACCTTTAGCTTCCCCCGGAAGGAGGTTCCGCCATGAGTACGGAAAAATTATTTTTAGAACTGTAAAGACTCTATATTATAATCTGAACCAAGTTCTTTTAACTTTGTTTCAAAATGCTTGATGTAAAATTTTCGTTTATCAAGTTCCTCTACCGTAGTAATCATATCATCAATTCTGTTAAATTCTAAAATGTTCATAGTCTTTTTTAGTGCGTTTATGCTGTCAATTATTTTGTCTGATAAACTGTTTTGCTCTGTGGTCTTATTCTGTACACTCTTTTCCGGTAACTCATAATGCTTACCTGCGCCTAATTGATATCGTGGGATAGCTTGTAATGACCAAATAGGGAATTTCTTTTTAGCTTCGTCTTTACTGCCTACCATTTCAACAGACAAACCAAAGGGGATGTGTTGAAGAATTTCCGAATTAAGGAATCTTACTTTTTCTAATTCACCATAAATATTTGATGCGCTATTTTCTGAACCGGATTGGAACAAATAAATATTCGGGCTTAATAATGAACCGTCTTTTTTCAGAATCCATGCTTTAAGGTACATTATCGCACGGCATCTTTTTTTATCATCATCCTCTAAACTTTCACATACACACTCGCTTTCTTCGCCTGCTTTATATTTAACTCCGCTTACTTCTTCATCGATTCTGTGTATGCACTTTTCGCCGTCACATTGGCGTATCTTAGTTTGATTGCCATATAGGACATAATTAGAATCAAACAATGAAAGAATATCGTTTACCGGAAAAGCTATAATTATTTTTTTAGGTTGTTTACCATATTCGGCAACTATTTCTGGGAAATCGTCAACCACGAAATAATCAGTTGCTTTCGGATAACCTTTATCTGTTTTAATACCTGTAGTTATTTTCCCGCGTTTATCGCAATTCAATCTTATTTGTAAATTCTTTATCATATAACCGCCTTAAAGATTGTTGGTAAATCAATTACTTTCGGTTTCTCAGTTGAATATTCGTTATGGATTGCAAGGATGTGCAGAAATTGCCCAAAGTGATATTTTAATTCATCGGGAGTATAAAGAACTATCTTTGTGCCCTCTATTCCGGTTTTTGTATCTGCATTCGTGTAGATTAAACCAGCGCCTTTTACTTCTATATTGTTATGCAACTTTAATGCTTCACAATATGCCGCTAATTGTTTTGGATAATTTTTATCATCCTCTTTCCCGGTTTTTGTGTCGAATAAATAAATACCATTTTCAAAAGTTATTTTATTTCTTCCGTTTACTACTTCGCCTTCTTTCATTTCCCAAAGTAAATCACCAGTCCCGGCGTACATATACTGTAAATTATAAAGGTTAAATTCACTTGCGATATGAGTAGGTTTCAAAAGATTGAATACTTGAACAAATCTGTAAAATTCCAATGCTTCTTGTTGAGAGGTTAAAACATAATATCCCTTGCCCTCCGCAAGTTTTTCGATTTCTTCCTTTGTGTATTTGGGTTTTTTAGCATCATTATAGAAAACCGTTACGTTATTAAAAGATGCGTTTATTGCGGAATGTATATTACGTCCTTTTGTTTGCGCCTCGTTCATTATTCTATCGGCTTCCCAATTGCCAACTTGTCCCCTGTACTTTGCTAACCATTCTTTTGGTGCACTTCCAAGAATTGTAGTTACTGATTTTAGATAATCAATTCCGGTTTTATCTTGAAGATTATATTTTGTTCTTTCTTCTTTAGATAGTAAATCAAAATTAAATTCGTACCAATGTTCATTGAACCACGTTACACAGTTTAATGCTTCAAAACTCATATTAACCCCTTAATCATTAAATGATTTTAGATAACTTAATTGTGAACGAATGCTGTCAAGCTGATGTGTAATCGTTCGGTTTATTCTTTCAACAAGCTTTAATAACATACCCTCGGTTGCACATCTGCTCTTTGCAAGATTATTTATTGTGGATGCAGTTAAAAGTTCATTGCCTATTAATGATTCTGTTTCTTTCGCAAATCTTTCATCAAAAAGAAATTGCGCCTCGCTTAATAAGACAGAAGTTCGAGCCAAATAGACATTAAGACGAGTTATGCGTTCGCTTATTTCTGCTCCATTATCTTTATTGTAATAGCAACTTATAAAGCCAACTACTTCTTCAATTTCGTTTTTGATTTCTTCAAAGGTCATTTTTAATCTACCTCTATCGAGTTAAATCTTACTATTTCTCTCAATGACGGCGAATAATCATAATTGCCGTCAAGGTTTTCTATTAAGAAGTCTGCTATTTCTTCGGTTATAGCTTTGCACTCTCCTTTTAACTGGATACCTTTAGCATATTCTTCGGGGACTTTTGATTTGAGTAGTGCTTCGCTAACAGCTTTATACTGTGTACGTCTTTTAATTAATTCATTGTGGCGTTCGATGAGTTTTTTAACAATCAACTCCAATACGACACTTTCCATTCCGCTTTTTACAAGTGTTCTTACAAGTTCATGCTCTCCGAGACCTTCTAATTTTTCCTCGTAGGTCGGTTCCGGTTCAAACGGCACATCATAATATTGCGTTGTCATTGCCGCAACTTTGTTGTTTAATAATGTTTGGTTCATGGCTACTTCCTCTATCTTTTATTCTTTGATTGCTTCTTTAATTCTTTGTTGTACTCTCGCTCATATCTTTCTTGTGATACTTTTAATTCGCCGATAAAATATTTTTTCTTGCCTCTCTTTTCTTTTATAGTAAAAAGAGAAAGTTTATTTTTATTCATGGTCGTAATTAGCTTTTTCAAGGGTTATTGTTTTGTTATGTACGCAAGCACCTAATTTCTTTGATGCTTCGCTTTGTGGAAGACTGTACTTTGGTTCATTCTTATTCACTTCAATAAACGGCGCGCCGAACTCGCTTGCTGTTTTTATCATATCTTCCTTGATAATCCGCGCGGTTTGGGTTGCGGTTTTTATTTTTTCTTTAAGCGAGTTGTTTTCGGTTGCGAGGTGTGTGTAGTTAGAAAATATTTTTATATTATCTTTTTCAGAAGCTTCAAGTTTCTTACAAAGATTGATATTATTTGCTACTATTTGATTATAGAGTTCAAGCTTTTTCTTGTTAGATATGTACCAAGCGGACAGGCAAAGGAACGCAGTAATTAAAATCGCGAGGATATGTTCCCAAGCGAACGCTTCTAATAATGCGAATACTACTACTGCCGTGCATAGTGTAAAATATTTTTTAAGTCTCATGGTTCTCTCCGATTTATAATTTTATTTCTTTTTGTATCTAAATCCGTTTTCTGTTTCTTCACCTTCTGGCGCGTACTTTACTGCGAGAATCATTGCAACAAAAAACACTACTAAGTAAATCACCACTAAAAGCAACATCTTATTTATCCTCTACAATTTTCTTTTTATTAATCAGAAACTCGCACCACACAATAAGCGCGAGACAAATCATTCCTGTAAATGTCCCGCCAATTATTTCGCGGCTACTAAAACACCAACCGCTTACAAATGATAGGATTACGATTACGGCAAATAACACATCTATTTTCATAGTGCCCCCGCTAATTCTATTACGCCGAGTATTACACTTGCCGAGAAATAGATTTGTAAGAAGTATTTCATTATATATTCTCTTTGGACTGGCTTAATTCGATTGTAATTTTTGTTTCTTCGGATGTTATTGTTAAAGGTATTTTTCTTTTTCTTTTATCGATACCCTTGAATAAAACAGCAGGGACTCTTATAAGTGGGTTCACCCTGCTCACAGTTATTTCTTTTTTTGACATCTTGGATTCCTTAAAATTATTGTTGGTGTAACGTTAATGATTATTTATTTTAGTGTCAAGAGAAAAATAAAAAATATTTTTATTTAATTGAGGAGTGCCGGTACTACAAAGGGTATGCCAAACATTGTTAAGTTTAATTGACTATATATCCCGCCCAATACCCTTGCAGTACAAGAGTTGATATACTAAGTTACTTGTCCAAGTATTGCCACTTAGTATTTATGCCAAAGGAAGTAGTTCGCACCCTTTACTAATAAGATTAGTTTTATAGCGTCTTGATGTTTGTTTGGTTAACTGCTTTGTATTTCATAAAATAAAAAACCTCACTCAACAACCGCCGTTTATCAAGTAAGGTTTATCAGTTTAAGCAATAGCTTAAAAGTCTTTGTGTCCGGCGGAAACACCTTCAAAATTTAATACAAAGATAAAAGATGATCCTGAATAAGTCAAGCATTAAATTTTACCAAAATAAAGTTTGGTGTAAGTCTTTTTACTTTCCAACCCGTTTACCCTTTTCCAAAATTCTTTTTCGGTGATTTTCTTTTCGGCTTTCTGCTGCCATAGGAAAAGGAAATAAACGTCATCAGAAGTTAGATGCCTTATTCCGCAATTCATTCTTGCCCCACAAGTTTAATAGTTCCATCATCAACTCCGGGCGTTCCCTTACAAACTCGAATAGGAGAGAATTCTTTGTCGATGTAGGTGGGTTTTGTATTATACTTTGTATTTGCGCTAATTCCTTTGAGGAAATATCTTGTCGAAATTGCATTAAGTGTATTTTTTGCATACTCAATCTTTTCGTTTTCTGTTTTACTTTTATTGATTAGTTCTATCAGTAATTCAGCTTGACTATCTATATAAGATAGGTCAGCAATCCCAATATTATTGTTATCCATAAAATCACTCCTAAAAATGTTTTCATTTATGAACGTAAAAATTAGTTCTATTAAAATCAGTTACTCCGTTTTCTTGATAAAGAATAACATAGCCCTTCACCGGAGGTTCACCGTACATTTTAGGGGCAAAGATATATTCAGAACCAATAGAAACAGTTTCCATGCCACAAGGCGCAAGAATCCATAATTCATTACCGGAAATAGCTTTTAATGCTCTATGATTATGCCCTTGTATTATAACGTTGTAGGGTTCAAGTTTCAATATAGGTTGCCATTTGTGTAAGTAGCTCGATACTCTTTCCATTATAGCAGTACCTTGTTTTAGGGAAAGCTCACCATGCGTTAGTATGGCATCACCTTCTTGGTATATATGAGGCAATTCTATATTATAATTATGATTTGAAACCTTTGTAGATACTAATTCTATGTTATCAAAATAAGCCACAAGTCGGGCTAATAAACTTTTTTCCGTATTAATCGCTTTTAGGTCTATTTCACCAGCCGCACTAAATAATTCTTGTATTTTCTTTTCCGGTCTATTATCGTGGTTGCCTTGCAATAATCTGACGAGTCCGTATTTGGTGGCTAACCATTCTAACCTTTTAAATGTCTCTAGAACCTCAATACCATAATCAACTTTTTTAGATTTTCTAAATCTTGATTTAGAATAAAAGTCTGAAATATCACCAGCCACAATAGCAGTACCGGCATCTTTATGTTCTAAAGACGCTTCCATTAAGTTTTCGTCTGTATATTGTTCGTGTAAATCAGCGTAAACTATTTTTTTATTCTTATCTGCGTTAGGGTCCCATTCTGAAACCGGGCGGTTATATGGATAAGGTATGCCTATATTTTCTAAAAACTCTTTATTGCTTTGTTCGTAAAAGTCTGCAAGTTTACCTTCCATATTGTTTTTGGAACTCCTCTATTGTTTTTTTATTACCGTAAACTCTTTTGCCTTTGAACATTGTCGTGTAATCAGAAATGTTTTTTATTTCCATCAATACAGTTGGTGTTTTAAGATTTAGTTTATCACATAGGTTCGATGTATTTATTAATATCTCATCAGGCAAAGAATCTAAAAGTCCTTTCATCCGCACTACGGTTATACTTTCGTGTTTTGCTTGGAATGGTTCTCCGTTTAGTTGGAAGTTCATTTCATTCTCTATTTATTATTGAATGTCTTTTAGTGAATCCGGGATCATGTCTGCTAATAACTCAGATTGATAATTGTTTGAGATAACTTTTGAGCATTCTTGCATCGCTCTTTTTCTTGGGGCGTTATCATTCGGGTATAACCTTATTTCTGTTTGGGTTTTTCAGGATAAGTCCTTAATAGTTCATATAATGTCTATATGCAAACAATTGTTTTGGCGTTCTACCACAAAAGATTTTACCATTGCCAACTCGCCTTTCTTAATGGATTCAATTACGATATCTTTTTCATTTTCTATTGAATCTGCACCGCCGCCAATATCAAAAGACCTTTCAAAAAAGTGCGGCGAAGGATTGAAGTAATCCCCCTTTCGTTCTTTACCGTTTTTTCCTACGTAGGAAAGAAGTAATTTGGCTTTCATCGGCGGGTTAATAATTATACGAGCATTCAGTAATTTACTCCAAGCTAATTGCCATGAATAAATTTCCTCACCTTGATATTGCACTTTGGAATCGACCTTAGCATCTTTAATAAAATCATCCCTGATTCCTTTTCGAGTGCAATAATCTTTTATAATTCTCAACTGGTCTTCAGCCGTTCTAATCCCGCTTGTTACATACGCTTTATGGTTTGCTCTTTCAAAAACTTTATCGAACTTTACTATTGCGGCATCAAGTTTGTCGTTTAGCTTTACGTTGTCCCGGACAATTAAAAATTTATTATTCTTTGAATTCATTTCTCGCCTATTTTAAGAATGGCAAATACTTTTTGAATACGGCGAACAATACGCCTACAATTATTAGTCCGATCAATAGCATACCTATAACTGAAACAAAAAATTCTTGAATCTGCTCAAGGAATCCCTTACTTTCTTTCTGTGTGTCGGTTGTTGTTTTTTGGGTTATTACTTCGCGATCTTTTTTAATCGGTTCTTTTGGCGTTACTTTCGTTTCAGCCGTAACAACATTTTTACCTTTGTTGTCTTTGGATATTTTTACGGTCGTTGTAACATCTGCTTTAAGAACTGTACCGTCTTCAGACTTGCCTTCAACTTCTTTCGTACCTTCGTAAACTTCAACTGGTTTTTCATCTTCAATTATTGTATTAATCAAAGGCAAGTTTTGTTTTACTTCCAACTGTGGAACTTGTATTTCTGTTTGCTCAATGCTTACCGTTTCCTCGGTTTTTTTAGTAGTCTCAATAGTTGAGGAACATCCGGCAACCGTAAGCCCGATAATCGCAAAGAATAAGATTTTACTATTTCGTAACATCTTGATTTCCACCTTTTGTTATAAGTTCGTTTTTGTCGGAAGAACTCTTTGAGCTTCCGAAAAAATATGATACCACCGTAACCGCCATCCCTAAAACAGTACCGAGTGCGATGTTTACGATGTCTTTATTCTCAGACGGTAATTGATAAAAAATTAATAGCGTTAAGATTGCTGCACTCACACCAACAACAAACCCGCCGAGTATATACATGTAAATTTCTTTTGTTTTGTTCCCCATTGTTTTATCTCCCATTTATTGAACTGTGTTTATAAATTGTGAATCACTTTTTTTATTTTCTACTAATTCATTGTACTTACCTAAAAGTCCGTTCCCTTCGTAATAGCTGTATGCTTCAACCCAAGACTCATGCTTTATGTGTACAAGCTTAATCTCATTTCTAATTTGCTCAGTAGCTTTTTTATTTGACGAAACTACTTTTAGCACGATTATTTCAAATACTACCAAAACTATACCTACAATAATTGTTTCCATACTCGCATCTCCTTAAATGAAATTATTTTTTAGTTAGCTTCAAACGCGCTTGTTCGTAAGTCATCTTCTTTTCAGACATTAGCTTTTTTGTTTCAACGTCTATTTTTTTAGAATAAGCGGCGTTTTGTTTTAGTGCGTTCATTTCTTTTCCTCTTTTGGTTTTAATAATCTTTTTTCTTCGTTGAGTAATCCGTTTATTATCTGGGCTTGTGTTTGCAGTTTCTCAAGCGCCTGGAAATATTGCCCGTCTGTAATTAATTTTGTTTTTTGTAATTCTTGAAACTGCGAATCAATTTGTTTGAGAACAGCTTCATACTTCTTGTGGCTGGTAGAATCCGGTTTTTCTTGTGAGAACAAATTGATTGATAAAAATATTACTGCTAAAAAAAATACTCGTTTCATAAGATTCCTTTTATAAATATGATTAAAATATAAAAGCTGATTATTGTTAAATACGTTTCGAGCCAGTTCAGAATAAATGATTTTGGCTTGTACGCTTTATGATAGATGTCATCAATGATTTTTGTGTGAAAGCCCCATGCGGGAATAAATTTTGCAATGTCGTTTATTTTGCCTTCATGTTCCGGTTCTATGTTGCGCCATTTTAGTATGTCCGGTAACGCGCCGAAAATCATTCCGGTTGCGAAAGCAATTACTTGCACTTTGCTGCTGCAAAATAAAAACAGCGTTGCATGTATCGCTCCACCTTGGATTGTATGATTATAGATTGCACTCACTCGTATACCACCATTAATTGCCCGGTTGATGTTTTGTAAAAATCTCCAACTGTTAAACCGCCGGTTACGGCAGCAGCATTGTCCGCGTAGGTAGGCAATCCTACAACTGCTAATTTTGAATTGATGTTAGTTTCTTTGTTGATGCCGACGTTGCCGTTTGGAAACGTAACTTGCAGAGAGTTAGCGGTTATAGCCGAACGATTAACCTGCAGCCAGGTTGTCGCGTCATTACCCGCGTCATTCACTACTTTCCCATAGAGCGCGCCGCCCGAGGCGAATATATCCCAATTTTTATTATTAGCCGATGCCCCGCTTTCTGATAAAAATAAAACCGGTACCGCTGAATTAAGATGCAATGTCCCCAGCGGATTTGTCGTCCCGATGCCGACGTTAGTTCCATCAAAATAAAGCCCCGAATTTGACAGCACACCCGGACGGCTAACATAAGGTATATAACCAGCCGTCGAAGTAGCATAACGTACATAATCTGTCGTATCGGTTTTGCCGATATAATTTGCCTCAACGTATTCGCCCGAAATTAAAGTTTGCCAACCGGATTCGTAAATCTGATAAGCCGCTAAAGTAGAATTCCGAAACAGCCATCCATTTGCCGGTGTCCAAGAATCTCTTTCGGTTGTGGTGAAAGAATGTATTTTATAAGGCGCAATAGTAGAGCTTGCTACCGCCGTACCGCTTTGTGTCCATAATCTTGGTAAAATATTTGTTCCCGAAATCTTAAAACTATCTGCATCTACAATGCCATTGGTTACTTCAAAGTTTCCATTAAGTATTTTTACATTACCCCACCCGTGAGCATCGGTTTTGCTATCATTAAATAATATATCATATTGCCCGCCCGAATTATCTATATTAAATAATCTTCTATTAACAGAAGCAGCCAAACCACCGCCACCATCCGCAGAAAAATCATTGAACGCCCACAAACCGAAATTACTATAAGTTTGCCCAGTAGGTTTTTGAATACCAAACTTATATTCCGTCGAATCACTTGTATCAAAGTTCTGAAAACTCATAGCAGAACGCGAGGGCAATGCACTTGCATCGTTTGGATCGCTCAATGCAATAGTTAATGGCTCATTCCAAAAAACTATCTGGTCGTGGTAAGGGATTATTTTTTTAGCGAATGTATTATCTGCGCCGAGAACCCACAAGCCCTTAGACTCGCTTCTTAAATAAGAACCGAAAAGCCAGTTGCCATAAGTATTCGTGGGATTTGTTTGACCTATTATATTGTCGCGCCCAAGAATAAAATTATTTCCATAGCTGTGAGTTGAATATATATAGTCATTTAGCCCAATGACACCAGACCATTTACTACTTATTTGTATCTCTGCACCCGAACCAAAAGATTTTTCGGCAGTAATATTTACATTTCCACCAACGCCTAACGAATAAGAGCCGGTTACGGAATTGGTACCTACCGCCGCAGAATAGTTACCTACGGTATTGATGCCAACATTCAATCTGACAAACCTTACCGAATCTCCATTTGCATCACCTATGTCCGGCGTAGTGAAGCTCGGAGAAATCAAGTTTGCTTTTAAACTTAAGTGGCTGCCTATCTCATCTTTTGTATAGTATCTAACATCAAGTTGCCCCGAATTGAGTTCGGTTTTTTTGTAAACAGAATCTTCCGGTATAGGCGTATAACCAAGCGCATCTTGTTTGTTAGTCCATACTTGCCGCATTGCATAAGTTGCTTTTGTAGTATCGAGTTTGGCTCCGACAATTGCATTTACTTCGCTTTCGGTGTAATATCTATTATCAAGTTGCCCTGCATTTAAGACAGTTCGTGAATATACATCGCCAGTATCTGCTTTTGCACCAATTCCGTCGTTAAACTGTTTCTTTGTTGTATAACTTGTAGCATCGGTTGAATCCGCTTTGTCTAATGGTGTGTATCCGAGTGCA